GGGATCGGGAAGGGCTATCAGGTCGGCAACCGCTGTCACCAAGGCAGCTCCCGGAATCGTCACCGTGATTTGCTCAAGCAGATCAATGTCGTATTGGTTCCTCGGTATGAGGGTGATGGTGACAAGAGTATCGCTTGTTCTCACCACAGCTCCCACCGGGATATTGGGTACGATTTGGGCGTTCCATCCATTCACTTCGGATTGGGCAGAAACAAGTCCGTCGATGATGGCCTGTCTTTGAGCTTCAAACGCGCCGCCTGTAGCAACCCAAGTGTCGTCAGTCAGGAAAAGCAAGATCGTCCTGCCCCCGTTCCGAATTTGCTGTTCCGTTGAGGAAAAGGCGATGGTCCCGCCAACGATGGCCGTGGGAATCTGATTCACGTTGAACGTGGGAGCCGCCACAAGCACAGTGTCCGTGAGTTCCATGATCCCGGCAGGGACCGTCACCGTTATTTCTTCCGGTGCTGAAATGTTGTATCCCGCCTGTGCGCTCAGAGTGATCGTAATGACAGTTCCGCTCGTTCTCACCACGGCGGTCACAACCTCCTTATCGCGCACTTCTGCGTTCCATCCGGTAGCCTCTGATTGGGCAGAGTTCAGACCGAGAAGAAGGGCCTGACGCCTCGAATCGAATTCAGGACCGGCTGCAACCCATGTATCTCCGGTCAAGGTGAGAATGATGGTTTGCCCTCCGTTCACAATTTGCAGTTCCAGGGACGATGGAACGGTTGAGCCGCTGACCGCTATCGCTGTCGGATCCACGGTGAACGTGGGGGTTCCTACTACGTCACTCTCGGCCTTGACCAAGGCGATTGGCGGCACCGTCACCGTGATCGTTTCAACAAAGCCGTTAGTTTCGTAGGTGGGAAAGGCAGTCAAGGTGATAGTGACAACCGTATCGCTCGTTCTTACGCATTGGCCGTTGGGCAGATCGTCCTTTACGACCTGATTCCATCCATTCGGTGCTTGTATGCCGGTAATGTCCGACTCAAGCCCCTGAATTATATCTTGCCGAATACCGTCAAACTCCATCCCGCTCGGCACCCAAGTATCGCCAACAAGAGTGATGATGATGGTTTTCCCGCCGGCTACAACATCAAGCTCAACCAAAGTCCCACTCGGGAACACCGTTCCGCTGATCGTCGCGGTGGGGTCAACCTCAATGTCGAAGGTGGGAGTTGCCACATAGGGGCCTCCGGTAACGACTGCACTTGCCGGGATCGTGGCTGTAATCGTTTCGTCGGCGGTGATCTCGTAAGCGGCCTGGGCGCTCAAAGTGATGGTAACGAGGGTGTCCGAAGTCCTGACCACATCGGTAACGGGCATTTTATCCCGCACTTCTGCGTTCCAGCCCAAAGCCTCCGCTTGAGCGGAAGTGAGGCCATCAATAATGTCCTGACGGATTCCATCGAAGGTCGGCCCTACCGCCACCCAAGTATCTTTGTTGACGGTCAGGAGCAGGGTTCTGCCCCCGTTCCGAATCTCTTGCTCAAAATCCTCCGGGACCAAATCGCCACTCAGGACACTTCCCTGCGGCACAAAAAGAACGTCAAAGGTCGGTGTGGCGACGATGGTTTGACCACCTTTATTCGCACTCGCCGGGAAGGTGACGGTGATAGTTTCATCGGCGGTAAGGAGATAGGCGGCAGAAGCGGGAAGGTCTACTTTCGCAACTTGATTGCCCACCCGAGTCACAGCGGTCACAGGCAGTTTGTCGCGCACTTCGTTGTTCCAGCCAAGCAGCTCGGATTGGGCAGAAGTAATCCCGTCGATTATGGCTTGCCTGGATCCGTCAAACGCGGCCCCGGCATTTAGCACGAATTCGTCGGTCAGAGTGATGAGAATGAATTTGCCGCCGGCCACTACATCGAATTCGTCAATGGGTGTTCCCGCTCCGGTCACAGCGGTCCCGCCGGCTACAGCGGTTCCTAGCGGAGTAACAGCCAGGGTGAAGGCTTGCCATATTTCGGAAGCATCCATTGTGAAAACGCCGGGATTCTCTGCGGCAGCGGCCAACTCCCTGGTAGCAACACCAACGGTGGCCCCGGAAAACTGGCCGATATTGACCTGATTCGATCCGTAATTTGTGGGGAAACCTGTGATTGTCGCAGCGATCTTATTGTAAGCCGCTAAAGCCATCCACAGGTAATCGCGGGTGAGAAGAACCGGAACGAGATTGTCGGGATCCGGGGCCGAGCTGCTTGCACTCGCGCCGGCAGTTATTTCCGGGGCCGAGGCCAGGCTGGCGCTACTGATCCGGTACATACAATGAGCTGCGCGCTCGGCATCGACGCTATCGACGCTGATGTTGGCACCCTCGGTCCCGTCAGAAAACTTGTAGGCCACGCCGACACTCGCGCCGGCAGTTCCCCCCGTTGTCTTGTCTTTGATCTCAATGAAACCGTCAGACCATGCCGAGAACTGAGCCAGGCCGGTTCTGGTGAGGTTTTCCAGGCCGATGAAGGCAATCAGCAAGTCACCGGAAACGACACCGGCAGGGGTGTCAATCGTGTGCGTGGTGAGGCTTGAGGTAGTTGTTGATGTGGCGGTTGCTTCGACTTGTGGAAACACTAAAAATCCTCATTCCGCGTGATGCTTGCGGATCCGCGTACACCGTGAAGGTCGTCAGCCAGGGGCAACTGGCACTCTCGACAGTTTCCAGTGGACTCACACAGGTCAAAAACGTGCCGGTAGAGGGTTACGTTTTGGTCATTTCGAGCAATCAATCTCAGCCCTTCCGTTTCGTCAATCGAGAGAACGGGGCCTGGCGGTGTAAAGCTATGGAACGGATCCGCTGCGGCCAGGCCGCACTCTCCACAGGCCAGGGCTACACCCTTGAAGTCGTGTTGGTGGAGCTGCTCAACCGCTTCATTCCTGGTGTTGGCGCGGGTTTTCTCGGCTTCTGAAAGCGGCATTATTCCTCTATTACGCCATGGGGGTGAGGGGTGATTCTCGGTCCCGAAAAGAAGTTGGCGGTCACGACATTCTCATCCCCGTTGATGATGATGACCACCTGTGTCTGCGTCCTGGGCTCTCCGGGTTTTCCGGGGGCATCGGGATTTAGCCAACGGATCGTGAGCGAGTCCGAGAAGATGCTTTCATTCCCGCTCGTATTGCGCGCTGTCACGCGATAGACGTAATCCTGGGTGACGAACACCACGGGGCCGGGCTCGGTCCACTGGATCGGATCCGGTCCCTGCGCCACAGTGGCCACTTCAACGAAGGCAGGGCAGTTTGGGGGAGCTGGCACCGGATCGGTGCAATCGGCATCAGCTCGGTAGACCCCGTAATCCACCATATCGGACTCGGTGTTGGCGTCCCAATAGATCGGCAGACCAAAGGTGTGATCGACGGTCTGACCGAAGGCCTCCACGCCCAAGATAATCAGGAGCGCGATGATGATGGTCGCTATGGTCCCTCGGCTCATTTCTTTCCCCCCTTCGCTGCCGCTTTCGGTGGCGGTTTTTCCTTCTCTAACTGGATCTTTCCGGCTGCTTCGGCCTGGGCCATGGCGGCAGTCATAATCAACTGTTTCCGCTCCGCTTGCTGTTGCGCCATTTGGATGGCCTCTTGGTGCTGCATGGCGTGAGCCTGGACGTTCATAAAGCCCATTGGGTTCTGTTCCTTGGCCTTTTGGCCTTCCGCGGAATTGATCCACTGTGCCACGATGGCCAACTCAACTTCGTGAGAGTCGAACACTCCAATCTCCACTGAGGACTCAAAGCCACCTTCCTCTGTTTCGATGGGCATTTCCTCGAGAAGCTGAATGATCTCGCGCCACTGTTTGTCCCGGCTTGTATCTCCGGGAATCGCCAGGTCGTCCAGGCCGAGCAAATCCTTGAGGATCTTCATGTTCTCGGGATGCTGTAAAACCCCTGCGATTTCCTCGCTGCCGGACTGCAGCAACTCCATGAGGGTCCGGCGCTTTTGCACCCAAGTTTCGGGGAACTGTTCTTCCGTTTCCGAGAAAACCACCACGGATCCCTGAAGGTCATCCAGCCGAATCAAACGGCTGTCGAATTCTTGGCCAATCGACTTCAGCGGAATTTCAATATCTTCGTTCCTCTCGTTCCCGTAGATCCGCACTCCCTTGACCATGCAATCGTCCCAAAAAGACTTGATGGCGCGCCAGAAAATACCCTGCCGGCCAAGGGCCTGGTCCCTGCTCATCGCATAACCGCTGGCTGTGTCGATATTTGCGGCAGAGCCGCCCATCAACGATGGGAACGCTCCGACTTGGAACTGGCCCATAGGGCCGGCAAGGTCTTGAATATATCGGTAGGTTTCAGACGCCAAAGGCGTAGGTTGAGGCTGGAAAAAAGCGTCCCGGACCCTACCCGTGGGCGGTGGTGTCACCGGGTAGTGACTCCCAGGTTCGGCGGTGGTGTCCTCGATGGCATCGAAATCCAGAACGCTATCATCGGCGTATATCGGAGGAACGCCGAATTCGATGTTTTCTACGACCAAATTGTTCAGGGTGTTGTAACGCTCTTGGATGGACACTAGAGCGGTCCCGATGGCCGGGCGATTCTGCCCGTCACCGGGCATGACATTCATCACCGTCCAGTAGTCATCCATGTTCTCATCACGGGCCTCGGCAAACTGATCGGCCGCGAAAGCGCAGTACACGCCATTGGGGAAAATCCGGTAGAGCTCGTTGCGGATACCTTCGTCGTCTATGCCCTCGAAAACGAAGGGGCGCAGCCAGCAACGGTCAAACGTAATCAGGTTGGCCGAGGGTGTGCCGGCCTCGTCGTAGATGCCGCTGTAGTGGAGCCGCAGCCGCACCTGGCGCTCGTAAGTATCCTCTCCACCTGAAGGGGTTTCCTGCGAAATTTTCTCCCTGATATGGGGATAGACAGCTTGCAGTTTCGCCCTGTGAATTTCCGTTGACCAAATCAGATAAGGGAATTCGTGTTGGTGGTTGCACCACATTGGGGTGCGTACTTCCAGGGCTCCGAAAATGTCCAAAACCTCCTGGCCCTTTGGGATTCGCTCACTCCCGGTTTGCTGCGGGACCGAGTAAGGCTCCGGCGACATAAGATCCGTGTCACTCAGGGGGGCTCCACATTCGGGGCATAGGGCATCGGGCGGTATATCCTGAAAGGGAGTCCGGCCCCCACACTCGGGACAGGAGTAAGCCGCTTCCTCCCCGGGGAGCTGGATTTGCTGTTCGGCCATCTCCGGTACGTCCTGATAGCCAAACCTCAGACCATCCTGCACATAGCGCATATACCCCGCGATTTTTCCGTCAGTCCAGGCGAAGTAGCCGATCCGCTCCAACAATGTGCTGGCGTCATTATTCCGCTGGATCAGACGGATGACTTCCGTTCCGATTTTAGCGGTGGTGACGTCCTCCGGCTGTTGGCTGGATTGAGGGAAAAGACGGGTGTTGGGTTTCGATTGAGAGAGTACCGCGATGATGGACAAACCGAAGGCCTGATAGATGTTCGTCACGAAGCTGTATCGGGGCATCTGATCCGATATAAAATCGCGGTTGAAAAGGGTTTCAAACGGGAATCTCCACTCCTGATCCGACTCGGCCCACCAAATGTTTTGAACGCCCTTCCAATACTCTCGGGCTTGCTTGGCCTTCTTGACTTCCTCGCGCCTGGCCGAGAGAGTTTCATCCTTCATTTCCGCGATGAGGGAGCGCAAGGATGACTTGATTTCGTCCGGGAGCCCTTCCATGAACTTCCCGTATCCGGGGCCGCTCAGTGGGGCGTTAAGGGGGCCATCTTCGAGGCCTAAAGGGTGAGCTGCTGTTGTGAGTCCCATTTATCTTCGCCTCGCGCCCTCTGCAAGTCCAAAGAGCCTTGAGAATATCCCGCCGCGTTCCCCGCCCCCGCCCTCGCTAGTTGGACGTAATCGCTCTGTAAGCGCAGCCCTGGCCGACTCCTGTGCAGCAGATTGTCGCTGTCGTAATTGGGCCAGGAAGTCGTCACCGGGCTTGCCCCCGCGCAAGAACGAACCTGTACCCATCTTTTTTCGCCGCTTCGATGCCTTGTCCCCCGCCTTACCTGCGGCCTTGCCCATCAAACCACCAATAGCACTCTGTCTACCCATGCTTCCTCCCAAAGAGTTTTCTTTTCTTTTTCCGGGTGTTGGCCCTCTCGGGCAGCTCGTACATGGCATGGCCTTTCATCTTGCCGACGATCTCCCTGGCTAGCGCCGGCGGCATCCCGTTCTTCTTCCGGCCATGCCCGGACAGGACCGCATGAGCGTACCTAACCTGGGCTCTCGACTCAGGCATTACTCGGGCTCCAATGAAATGGTGGCGATTACCAAGTGACAGACACCGCAAACCAGATCGCCCCAAGCGTGTTCATTCAGCTCGTCTTTCTTCAATTCTTCCTCGATCACAGGTTGCGATTTACCACAAACTTCGCAGTAGATTTTCTTGACCAGCTCGGGCTCAGTAGTGCATCCCATGGGGGTTGCCCTTTTTGCCCTTAACGCCCTTGTTCGTATTGCGGAGAGGCGCTTTCGGTCTGCCGGCGTTCTCGCCGGGGTAGCCCTTGCCCATGCTGGCGCTGGCAACGGCGGTTCTCGGTGACGACACCTTCCCCATGCCGTAACCGTGGCGGTAGTCGTTGAAAACGTGGCCGACGAAATAGGCCATATCCTTGGCGTTCTCAAAGACCTTCACGGTGGGCTCCATGTAGCCCATCGAGGCCATGCCCATTTCTCCGTCTTTCATCTTTTTCATATCGCCCTTGGGGTACTCCCAATGGCACTTCACGACGAAGCCGTTTTCCGCGTACTCCACTTCGATCTTGTTCACCATGTAGCCGGCTTTGGCGTAGGCTGCGGCCTTCTCTCCGTAGGCCTCCATCGACATTTTGCTCTTGGACTCCCCGCCCTCCATCATCTTCCCGTAGGCCGGGTTTGCGTAGTGATCGCCCTTAGCGTTGTGCGGCATCTTTTTTCATAGCCTCCTGTTTTTCCCGGTGATCCCGGATTTCTTTTTCCATTTCTGCAGCTTCTTTCTGGCTCTGCCTCTCAAGCTGCATCCTCAATTTGGCATGAGTTCCACGGCCGACAACGGCCCTCATTTGGCCCGGCTCCTTCGGCTTGGCTCCATCGCGCAGATCCCGGCCCCTGGCGGTCAGGTCTTGTAGATCCGGGGAAGGTACTTGGTGGATGCCCTTGCTGGCGAGTAGGGTGTGGTTGAGCCCTGCGGTTTCCTGCCGCAGTCGGACGACTTCCGCTTCCAGATACCGGACATATCGGGAACGGAAAATGTCGATGAATTCTTGGAAAAATGCCAGTAGCCTCATGGCTAACTGACCTTCTTCTTGGCAGCTTTTTTCTTGTTGTTTTTCTTCTTGGCGGTTTTCTTGGCGTCTGGATCGTAGGTGTCCAGATCCATGACGCAACCGCGTTTCTCGCCAATTTTAATCCGAAACAGCTCTGCGCGCATCCTGCCAAAAATGTCCTCCGCACCGTCAGCGCGAACGATCACGACATTGGCAGTCTTGCCTTCGATTCTGGCTATGAGGCAGTCGTGGGATTTACCGGCGAGGTCAACGTAGGTGGCAGCTTGGCCGACTTCCATGGCGTTTCCTCCAATGGATTAGTTGCCGCCACTAGCGTTGAACGATTTAAACCCGGTTTTGCGCCCTCCGAAAAAGCATGAAATCCGAAGGGCGCGACATGGAAAACGTCAAAACCGATCCGAGGCTATCACGGGATCTCTGACAGAATCAACCGATCGTCGGTGGGCTTTTCCCTTTCCGGTGACGCAGGAAGCGCCGAGGCATACGCCTTTTCAACTGGCTCTTTTTCTTGTTCTTGGCCGTTTCTCTCATCACCGTCATCATGGCGTGGTTGGGATCCTCGATGGGCTTGACCAACTTCCGTAGCCGGTTCTCGAAGGGCTCCGCTTTCGGCGCGTAGCGACTTTTCAGGCCGTACCGGCAGGAGTCATACGGGTCATCCCCGTCAATTTTCATCACATCTTCCACGTTCTTGTCGTCCCGAATCATCATGGGGATACACTCGATGATGTGCTTACAGTGGCTCCCGATCATCCAGCGTCCGTCACGCAGCATTTGGTACATGAGCATGGCCCCGCCGATCCGGTCATTGTTGGCCATACGGGCAGTCGGGAACTTCCCTTCCCTGAAAATCACGTTCATCTGATCCGCGATAGTGTCAGGCCCCTGGCGCCGGGCGAAGGCATCCGGCGCGAGGTACACCGTCTGGATCTTCTCCTTCTCCTGATCCCCGCTTCTTTTGACGATCTCGTAGGCCAAATCCTCCGGTGTGAGCTTGTCCTTGACCAACTCCCGATAGGTGAAAGTCGTACCCGCATCGCTCTGACAATGCCAGTAAACCGCAGAAGGGTGGATATACCCCCAATCCACAGAAACCCACCTTGGCCACCAGGGCTTCATTCCCATTTCCTCGGGCCGGCAAGTCATCGTCGCCCGGTCAAAAATGTCGAAGTAAACACCCCCTAAAACGTCCCACCTTCCCTCCAAGAGAGCCGCCCGAAGATGGTTGGGTAGAGCTGCCAGCTTCGCCTTGTAGTCCTCATCCTGGGCGTAAACAGGGTTATCTGAGAGCAAGGCCGGGATGAATTCGTAGTCGTCCGGGTTGTAGGCTGCAGCCTGGCCCTCATCCATGCCCGATGGTGGCTTCTTGTCCAGCCACATGGCCTTCACCCACCCAAAGCCCGGTCCTACCGGATTGGTGGCTCCGGCCATTCTCCCGCTCATGTGGGGGCTTCGGTTCCACCCGGTAAGTGTCGTCCACTGTGCCAGCGTGAACTGCGTCAGCTCGTCCCATCCCACGAAAGCCCACTCACCCCCCTGATACTGCCAAACGTCATCATCCGTCTTGCAGTACCCAAACTTGGTCACGGATCCGTTGTGCCAGGTGACGATTTGCTTCTGCGTGTTGTAGCTCTTATAGGCCTCGGGAGGGACAAGGCGCCGAAAATTCAGGATGATCGACGCTTCCAGCTCGGGGAAGGTCCGGCGTAAGACCATTGTGTTGATTCCAGCGTGGACATTCGCAGCCAGGTCAACCGCTTCCATGAGTAGCGCCCACGACTTACCGGGACCGGCCGCACCGCCGAAAAGCCGGTACTTCGAAATAGAATTGTGGAATACCCGTTGCTTCGGGAAAGGCTCGTAGGGCTGCAAAAGGGAAACTTCTTGCCGTTTCTCGCTGATAATGCGTTCTGTACCGCTTTTTCCGACCCGAATCAGCTCTTTTTCAGCCATTTTCCTGCCAAAAGGGGGTCTGACACTTTTCGCCTACCCCTGACATTCTATTCGTAAGCCAGCTCATCGGCCTGAAGGGGCTCAAACTTATCCTCCATCGCCTTGATGACGGGGATATGGTCGGGCTCCGCTCGAGAAATGCAGACGTCGACACCTGTGTAGATGTGCTTGCAAGCAACGTCCCAAGTGGGCTCCTTGGCCTTCGGAAGCCACCTGTCCCGCAGCTCACGGGTCACGTTGGGGTCATCCAGTATCAAGCGACAGTGGCCGGCCATGAATAGACTCCGCACCATGAACATCGCCGTGTGGTCGACCATTTCCTGTGGCACAAATGGGGTTTTCGAGGCCCGGAACACCTGGCGAATCGCGTCAGGGCTCACTATCGGGATGATGTGGTCGAGCGCCCAAGTCGTCTTACCCGAGCGCGGCAAGCCCACCAAAACGATCAGTAAATTCATGCTCCTACCCTCGATCCAGCGGGGGGATCCAGTTGCAGCTCGTCGGTCTGGATACCCTCGAATTCCTCTGTCATTCTGTCGATGACGGGCATGATTTCAGTGTCTTTCTCAAGCTCTGCCCGGTGGAGGCAAGTTTGCTGATCCGTGTCGATCCACTTGAACCACGTTTGCCACTCTGGATCCAGCCAGCGGTCCCTGCGCTTCCGGGTATTGTGGCACCCATCCACGATCACCTTGGAGTGGCCGGCCAGGAAAAGAGCCCTCACCATGATACCCGCGATGGCCCACACCATCGGCTCGGCAATCTTGATAAACCGGAGCCCGTGAAGCGCCAGCCGAATCGAATCAGGGTTCACAATCGGCGCACCGTGAACTGACTTGGACGCTTTCGCCCACGTTGACTTCCCGCTGCGCGGCAAACCTACCATCACAATCAATTTGTTCATTCTTTTCTCCCCAACAGGTCAACCCGCATCCGGTACTTTACACCGTTCTCCTTGATGGTCAGGTGCATGATCGGCCACAGACGCTCCTGCCTCACCGCCTTGCAAGGCCGATCCCCTTGGGGATTGAAGTCAAACCATTCAGTGATAGCCACGGGCATCGGGAGCCAGCCAGGCAACCGAAAGCGACCATCATGGCCCAAAATCACAAGCGCATAGTCACGGGTCAGGAACGGCGGCAGAGCGTCTTTATCGGTGTGCAATAACAGCTTTCCCTTTGCCGTGAACGTCCCGCGTACCTCGCAATTTTCACCCACATCACCGTTGTTGCGTTCTTTGAACGGCGGGTAAGAACTGCGGTCCCACATCGGCATCCCATACGCCCACCGCAAACAGAACTCGCCAATCACGCCTGTCCGATTATCCCCCTTGGTCCGTTCCTTTTCCTGCCCCCATTTTGGCTTGCTTCCATCCCTTGCTCGGTCAACCTGGATCCCATCGGCAATAAACAGAGCCTCATCCCAATACCCCGTAGGCATCTGAAACGTGGTTTTCCGGTTCATGGCCGGCTCAGAGTGATGTTGTCGTACATCAGATTGTAGTGGAGGTTCATGGATGCCTGAAGATCCGCAAGCCGGTGGGCCGGAAGCCTTTTCCCTATCAAATCAAGCTGATCCATCAGCGATAGCGACTTGGCCTTCCACGGCACCACCAAGGGAGCCAAAACTGCCGCAAAGAACCCTCGCCTGTTCATAGCATCCTCGCCATCGCCCAAAGCACGAAAGCCAAAGCCCATGCAGCGCCAACGATCACAAACGCTGCTGGCCACCCCATTTCAGTGAAGGCAGTCGCTAAATTAAGGGCGGCGTCCATGCGTTCCCTCCACTCCAGCCCCTTCCCGCTGCTGTGTCCTGAAGTCCAGAACCGCCAAGGCGCTTTTCAAATTCTGGATGGCAGAAGCGTTCTCCGAACACGCGAACCCGCTGGCCTGGTAGAACTCAATCCGCTGCAGCGCCGCCGCAATCACAGTTTCCACAAACGCTCCATTCGGTTCCTTCCGCTCCGTACCCCGCCCAAGAGGCCCCTTCTGCCACGAAATCTCGAGCCCCTTCCCCGTCACCACTCCCCCATTCGGCTTACCATCCTTCAGAAAATTCTCCGCATCGAATTTCGCAAGCATAAACCTGTCCCTCCCTGTAAGAGCCCGATAAGCGTTTGAACACCGGACGAAATTTCTTAACACCCTCATCGTCCAACTGTTCGGATCGACTGTCGGCAATTCCATGAGCCAAGAATAACTCAAAGAAGCTCAAGAGCATAGCGACTTTTTTGAAAAGAATTTTTGAAACAGACAGTGGCATATATATAAAGGGGCACCCGGGGTCGACCCGGGGCGGGTCGTCTTTTGGGGATTCCTGGCGGTGGTCGCGGCGCTCTGTTCTCGCGGCGCTCGGCCTCCGGCTCGGCCGGCCGGCTCACTACATCTTGTGATCGAGGGCCGGAGGGCTTCCCGGTATGCTCTGAAAGTCAATGGGAATAGGGAAGGTCGGATAATAACAGTATATGTAAACTATCCCCCGGGGTGAGCTGTCAGGGGCTCGGCTCGGCCAGGTCGACGGGCTCGGCCAGGGGCTCGGCTTCCGGGGTGACGTTGACAGCCGGCGGCGCCTCCCGGGTTATCCCTGTCTTGAGGTAAACAGTAACCTTCGGCGCCATGCTATCGGTGAGCCCTAAATACTCGGCCAAGAGCTGCAGGGCCGGCAGTTTAGGATAGAGCTTTACGCGCTGTTTGTGGCGCTCATACTCCCGGGTTCCGTCTTTGTTCCGGCTTGTCAGGGTTTGATCTTCGATTGATTCGAGTGCCGCCAGGAGGTGCCGGGGGATTTCGGCTGAAGGTTTCACCACTAAACCGCCGGCGTCGGTGTCCCACGTTAGAAAGTCATCAAGATTCGAGAAAGCAACGGCGGCGAGCTCCTGCAGGACTAATTCTTCCGTAACCTCCAGACGGGCGAGGGTTCGCTTCCGTCGTGCCTGTAAGGCTTCAATTACGGCCGGGTAAGAGCGTAACAAAGTACCTTGTTGTCTAGCTGACTTCGGGCTATAGCCGGCGGCGATAGCTGCCTGAGTTGCGTTTGCGTTCAGGCTGTAGGCCTCCACAAAGGCGCGCTGTCGGGTGTTGAGTTCTGGAGGTTTCCCGGCCATCGGCCGATTTTAGCAGGTTTCCGGGTTTCGAGCCTGAAAAGGGGCGCGAGGTTCGGCGCTACGGGCTCGGATCGGTTCGGGCTATGCTATCGGACAGGGTAGGAGGGAGCGCGACGGGGCGCCGCGCTCCGGGGCTCGGGGTGGGTTATTCTCCGGCCGTGGGTGCCATCGAATCGAGGTAAGCACACTGGAGGGTTAAAGAAACGTCCATTAAATCGAGCCGGCGAAGTTCGGCGCGCTGGAGATCCGGCCGGGTTTCGGGTTCCGGTTTCGATTTCGGCCAGGATCCCCACGGCCGGCGGTAGGTTACGCGGCGGCGGCGGCGTTGGCGTTTCTGTTTTGCTTTCAGGCGCTCGGCGTCATCTTTCAGGATTTGCTCGCGGCGGCTCATGCTTTCCCCCCTCCGGCGTCTGTCAGGTGCCGGCGCTCGGCTTCTTCTTCTTCTGAAAGGTGCCGGCTCAGTTGTTCGGCCAGGGGCGGCGCTTCGAGGGCGTCAATCTTCGGCTTTCCCCTTAGCGGTGCATCGAATGAGCGCGGCGCCGGCGTTGGGTGTTTTGTCGAGGGCGGCGGCGCGTCGGTGGGCTCGAACCCGTAGCCGATTAGCTTGTAATTATCCACCCACGAAAAGCCACAAGCGGCACAGTCTACCTCTTGAAAAGCGCCGCCATCATCAATTTCAACGGCTCCACCTTCGACGTCTGGAGAATCGCAACACGGGCAACGGCTGGCGCGCTGGATGTATTCCCTTTGGCTTTTCATGCTTTCCCCCTTTCCTCGGGCTCGGGCTCGGGCTCAATTCCGAATAGCTCCAAGTCTATCGGGCTCCCATCGGGCGGGTTCTCGGCGCGGTTTCTTACTCCGGCGCGCTCCAAGTCGCTGAAGGTTTCCCACAGTTCCCGGGTTCGATCCATGCCGGGGCCGGGATGGTGTGAAGGTTTGCCGAAAAAGGCGTTATAGCCGGGTTCCCCCGGGCGCCGGCCGATAAAATGGCCATCAATAGTTAAAACAAGGTCGATAATTCCGGCCGGCCGGAGGTTCACAAGGTTAATCAATAGCTCGGTTGGGTTCCTCATGCTCTAACCTCTAACCCGCAGGCCTGAAGCAATCGGGCGCGGATTTCGACAAGTTGCGGCACATCTTCGAGGGCGGCGCCGGTGTTGGGTGCCTTATCGGCGGCTTCGACAATTTCGATATATTCGGTTGGCTTGAGGTCGAGCGCCAGGGCGGCGCGCTCATAATCAAAAGTATCGTGGAAAACTCCGGTTCTGAGAAAGGCCAGCGCCGTAATCGGGCAGACAGTCCGAAGGGTTCCGGGGTGTTGATCCGGCCAGGGTTCGACAGTGGCGCGGAGTAGGGGCCGGGGCGGTCCACCTATGCCGGCGGTATTTTGGCGCTCCCACTTGAGCGGGGCGGCTTCGAGTTCGGCGTAAAATTGGTCTAAATTCATGCTTTTATACCTCCAGAAGTGGAGCGCCGGCGGGGCCGGCGCTCCGGGTTTCGATTAGATAAGGCCGGCCAGGATTAACCCGGCTTTTACCGTGTTGGTATCGCAACACTCACACCACCCGGCTTGTTGATCGGGCTCCATTTCGGTTGTGTAGCCGCAAGCGGTACAAATGCCCGGGGCTCTCACTTCCATGATGGCATCACGGGCGAGTTCTTCGAGGGTTTCATAACCTTCGGTTTCCATCAGCTCGGCCAGTCCGTAAACCTTCGGTTTCGGCGCCGGCTCCGGCGCGGGTTGCGGTTTGTTCATGCTCATGCTTTGCCTTCTTTCTTGGTTTTGACATTGGCGCCGGAATTGGCGCGGGTTGCGGTTTCTAGCTCTCGGGCTATCTTCCGCAGGAGTTTGACGACTTCGCGGGGCGGTCCTGAAAAAGTCACGGGCGCGCTCCGGGTGTGGGGTGAGTTGCTGAAGATTTCGACGTATGCAAGCGGGGCCGGGGGCTCGGCGCCGGCGCAGTCCATAACCTCGGCGTAATGGTGATGAAAGGTAAAAGGGCCGTTCCGGCCTTTAATCCGTATCATTCTCCCGGCTCCCGGTTCAGCTCCCCTTTAATTATCCGGGTCAGCTCGGCGCGGTTCTCGCGCTCGAAGCGATAGAGCCCGATGCCGGAGCCCTGCCACCACTGATAAAGGCCGGCGTCATTCTCGATCCATTGGCGCCGATCGGCAGCGTTTACGGTGACAGGTTTGGAGGGTTTCGGCTTGATGACGTAATGACCGCCGCCGTATTTATTCACGGTTTCCCCCTTTCAAGATGCGTTTATATTCCGGGTTAGCTCCGGGCCGTTCCATATCGGCCAGGACTTGAGCCGGCCATAATTCCAGCGGGACCGCTGAAAGGGGGAATTCTCGGGTGATACCATCCCCCCGGGTGATTCTGAAAACTAGAGCGCGGCGCGGGTTTCCCGTCACGGTACTGTTTACGCTTCCATGCTCGAAGGCCTCCGGCCATAGCGCCTTGATCCGTAGCGACTTTTTGAGCGCCGCAAGGCATTTATCTTGCTTTTCCCTCAAGGCCTCGATTCTGTCTATTAGCTTAATTGCTTGATCCATTCTCCCCCCTTAATTCTTTCGGCTTCCGGGCGTACCATCGCCGGCTTTTAGTGTGCATCCATAGCCGTTTGATCGGCTTCACGCCGCCGGCGCCGGTGTCAACTCCGAAGCAAAACACGGTAAAGGCGCCGGCGCTCCGGCGGGTTGTAACGTGACGTACTAAAACCTCGCTGTTACTCTTGGAAGTTCCCACCCTTACGGTTGTTTCGGCGGTGTCTTTGGCGCCGTAGTTCTTGGAACCCGTATAAATACAGGCGTTTATTTCGTGCCAGATTGCATAACTCCGGCTCATTAGTAATCGCCTCCCCACGGGTCAACATCGGCCGCGAGAATATCGGCCACGCTTTCCCCGGTTTCCTCGCCCCATTGTGAGCGGTGCGCGAGTCGTTGCCCGGATGAGTTGTAATCAAGGCCGCATTTCTGGCAAGTGTTGGTAAAGTGAGGGATTTCTAATTCATTCCCGCACTCACAACGCCAGAGGGCCGGCACCAATACCGCGCCGGCTTCGGCGCCGGCGGTTGCCCGGATTGCTTCTTTAATTTTCTCCATGCTTTCCCCTTTCAGGTTTGCCGCTTTCGGCGGGTTTTGGTTTTGGCACAGCCCGACAGTATCACGCCGGGGTGAGTAAATAAAGAGTTTATTTTAGTCCCTATTCCATAGAGGGCGCCGGGGTATATCCCGGGATAGCTCCCGGGGTGCCGGGTTTCGATTCTGGAGCCGGCGCCAGGGCTCCGGGCCGATCACTACATTTTGGGGTGAGTCATTTGGCGCTTTTAGGGTTTTTCAGGGTGAAAGCAGGACCGCCGGCGG